AAAATATACTTCTCATAATTAAAACTGACGATGGATTTAACTATCTGCCCCTCACCATAACTGATGGGTGTGGCAATAATTTTTGTTGGATATGCCCTAAGTAGATTATAAGTTAGTGACGCAGGTTCCTGTGTTGAACCAGCAGATAGTAACTTATCTTTTGTAGAACGAAAATCTCTATTAAATTTTCTAATCAATATATCACACTTATATTCGTCAGGATATCTAAGTTTTTTGACAGAATTTCTAGAAACCGCATTATTATTATCTAATGTCGGATTAATAAATTCCTGCCATGCTTGCATAACAACCAGAGAGTTATGTCCAGCATCAACATAAAAAGTAATTTCAACTTCAGGATATTGCCTACTTACCGCAAATGATTGACTAAGACCTTGATAATTACCAAACACTTCCTGCGATACTAAGTTCGATCCAGGAAGAACTGCTTCAGTTGCATAAAATCCAAAATCATATCCACTTTCAGCAACGCCATAGGGGGGTGCGATTAAATTACCGATATAACCAAGGAGTCCCCCAGTAGCTGCAGCAGTGCCCCATCTAACTGCCACTTTGTATTGATTGGTCAGCGAAAGGCTGCCCATAATTCTCATTACATTGTCACTATTGTAATATAAGTTATTCTCCCCAGCGTTATTTAATGCCACAATAAATACGAATAGTATTCCCTAATATATGTATATGAGTTATCGTGGCGTCTTTAAACCTTTGAACATTTCTAAGTACAAAGGTGATCCCACGAATATCGTTTACAGATCATTGTGGGAAAGAAAATTTATGAAGTACTGTGATGAAAATAAAAACGTCCTTAAATGGAACTCTGAAGAAATTATCATTCCCTATGTTTCTCCTCTGGATGGCAGAGTGCATAGATACTTTCCAGACTTTTATGTTAAATACAGGAACAGTAAGGGTGAGATTGTTGAAAGTTTGATAGAAGTTAAACCAAAGAGTCAAGTTAAAGGTCCAAAAGTACAAAAAAGAAAAACTAAAAAGTATATTACTGAAGTTACCCAGTTTGCAAAGAATCAAGCAAAATGGAAAGCAGCGATGGAATATTGTAAAGACCGTCGCTGGGAATGGAAAATTTTAACCGAAGATGATCTAGGTGTGTAATGGCAGATTTAAGTAGATTTACGTTTGATCAATTAAGATCTCTCGGTTCTAGATATAGAATTGCAAGATATTCTAGATTATCCAAAGCAGAACTAATTCGCCAACTTGAAGCAACTGGTGAATTTAGTGATAGTGGTTATACAACGATCTTTGAAAAGATTAAAGCAAAAACTGCGGGAAAACCCAAAACAAGAGAGTGGTATCAGCAAAATCTCACGCAAGAAATTGCTGAAATTTATGGCGATACCTCAATGTTCGATCAGGAGCAGGGTGATCAGGGAGCAAGAGTTGATAAGAACAGAATCATTCCACCAATTCCAGATAATCTAACATTCTTCAGATATAGAGCAAAAACTGCCAGAAATCTACCGTATTATGATAAGTATCCACTTTGCTACATCCTTAGTATTGGTAATGGATATTTTTACGGTATTAATCTCCACTATTTCAGTCCCACAAGCAGAATTGGTATTGCAATTGAATTAAAGGAGAAGCAGATCCCTCAACTTCCCAAAGGAGTGCATAAATACTTGATATCAGAACTGAGAAGTCCTATTTTGGGTTTGGCGCAGGAAGAATGGGATACCGCATCTCTACTCCCTGTTGAAGAATTTGTAAGAAACCTAGGTGGGGTCGAAATTCCAATCAAACCAACCACAGTCTATAGAAATTAATGGCGACTAAATTTAGCAATATAAAATATACAGCATCTATCACTGGTGTTGATACCTTGAATCAAAACAGGAGTTTCTCTATAAACTGGGATGCTGATTATGGTGCTGCTTCAGAAGGTAAGAGTAAAACATTAGGGGCAGTAGTTGCTATTACGGAACTTCGCTGCGGATCGGGTGCTGGTACAGTTCCCACCAATGGTTTGTGTCCTCCTGGAGCACAATTAAAATTTGTACCGATAAAATCTGACGATCCTGATTGGCAGTCCATCACTTCATCTACCCAATTTCAGGCGGAAAATAAAAAAGTTTTAGCACGTTTAAAAGAAGGTAAAGTTCCTGGAGTTCCAGCAATTTCAGACGAAAACTGGGACAAATATAGAGGTACTGGTGTAGCAAGTTCTAAGCAAATTAAAGAACAGGAAGAAATTAACCCCACTATTACTGAAGGTACTCCAGCATTCCCTGAGGTAGAGAGTACTTCACCAAATGGTGAACCCCTTAGTTCTTCAGATACGCTAGTTGATCTAATCAGTCAAATCTCAAATGCTGGTGCATTGTCTGCCAACAGTCAAAAATTACAGATTTTTGCACGTACTAAAGACACATATCTTCAATATCCCAAAGATGCCAATTATCGCAAACCAGGTGCAACCAGTGGCACCTTTCAAGATTCTATGAGATTTACTCAGTTTACTTATAGACCATCACAAGAAAATCTGTTTAGAAAAAATTTAAATAATATTGCAGTTCTTGCAACTGAAGGTTTAAAAAGAAATACCAACATCAAAGAACCAATCGGTGTTGTCCGATTGCCAATACCAAACAATCTTCAAGATAAAAAAGATGTTGGTTTTGAAGGATCTAGTGCTGATACTTTGTCACTAGGTCTATTTCAATCGGCACTTGCTGACGTAGCGGGAGCGTCTGGTGTTGTTGATCTATTTGGAAAAGCAGCACAAGGTGCTGGTGATGTTCTAAATCAACTGGGAGATCTACCTGCACCCCTAAAACTTCAGTTGTCTGCGGTAGTAGCAAAAATGCTACTCTCCAAGGTCAACGTGAACGTTGATCCAACTCAAGCAATCGCTAGAGCAACTGGTGCAATTCCCAATCCAAACCTTGAACTGCTGTTTAGTGGTCCATCTTTGAGAGCATTTCAGTTCTCCTTCAATCTAGCACCACAAGGTGCTAATGAAGCAGAAGATGTAAGAAAAATCATGAGATTTTTCAAGCAGGGTATGTCTCCTAGAAAATTGTCTGGAAAGAGCAAAGGATTCATGATCGGAACACCAAATGTATTCCGTGTAGAATACTTAAACAACAATCGAAGAATTAAATCATTGAATGCATTTAAATTATGTGCTCTAACTGCAGCAAACTTTGATTATGCTCCAACTAATCAATATGCTGCATATAATGATGCACTGGCAGAATCACAACCAGTGTCTACAATCATGACATTGACTTTCCAAGAATTGACCCCAATCTTTGACACTGATTATGCAGAAAATTCCGATGATCCATCAGTCAAAGATGGTCTTGGATCTAATACAATCACGCAAGGAGGCGATGTAGGATTCTAATGGCATACTTTACAGAGTTTTCAGATATTCAATATCCATCACCCTTCTCTGATCGTACTTCAAACAGAGATTATGTAACTGCGAAGAATATTTTTAGAAGGGCAAAAATCAGAGAGGATTTCTTTCAGAATGTCATGGTATTTGACAAGTATGAAATCACTGGGGATGAACGACCAGATCAAGTAGCAGAAGAACTATACGGCGACTCTGAACTAGATTGGGTTATACTCCTTTCCAATAACATTATCAATGTTAGAACTGAGTGGCCTATGTCACAAGCAGATCTTCAAAGATATGCAACTAATAAGTATGGTATTAATGAACTAAGTGCGACTCATCACTATGTCACTAAAGAAGTTAGAAATTCTTACAATCAGTTAATCGTTCCTGCAGGTCTAGAGGTTGATGAAGACTATTCCGTGACATATCGTGATTTTAGTGGTAATGTCACTATTTCTGGATCTACCGTCAGAGGTTCAGTAACTAACTATGAGTATGAGGTTGAAAAGAACGATGAAAAGAGGCAAATCTATGCTCTGAGAAGTTCTTATCTTGATATTGTTGAAACTGACCTCAGAGAAATCATGACATATACTGATAGTTCTCAATTCCTTGACCGTAGAACAAAAAGAGCAGAGAACCTAAGACTACTAAGTCCTAGATAATCTGCTCGCGACCCTACAGTCGATTTTTTGGCGGAAAATTTTTTCCGCTTTTTTTGTAACTAAAAGGCGAATTTACCTCAGAGATCAACTAGGTTCTGGAAGAACGCAAGGTCATCATCGTCTGAAGTCGCTGCTTCAGTCTGCTTAGGTTGAGAAGAGAAAGTTTCAGTGGCAACAGGAGCAGTTGTCTCTCGTGCTTGACGGAAGTTCTCCATCTCCTCATCAATCTCCTCAGCATCACGCTTGGGAGGTTTTGCAGTCTTCAGGACAGCATCAATGCGACCGCGAAGTTCTTCATAGGTCTTGAAGTTCTTAGCAGCAGTGAATTCTTCAAGAGAATACTGCTTCTTCCAGATTGCTTCCATTGCCTCATCGTCATCCAGCAGAGGAGCAGGACGATCAAACTCAGAACTATCGTAGTTCCAGTAACCAGCAACCTTCTTGATCTTCAGTTTGAAGTTAGCACCACCCCAGAAGTCAAAAGGATCAATGGGTTGCTCGTCTTCAAACTCAGGTTGCATTGCAGCAGAGATCTTATCAAAGATCTTCTTACCGAACTTATAGAGGAAGACTTTACCTTCGTTCTGAGGATTAGCGGTGTCCTTCACAACGTAAATGTTAGCGTAGTAGGAAAGTTTACGCTTACGCTCTCGGACAATATCTTTGTTCGATTCAACACCACTGTTCCACAGATCACGATTGTCTTCGCAGACAGGGCATTGACCACCATTGGTAGTAAGGCAGTTCTCAATGAACCAACCACCAGTGCCTTGGAACGCATGGTTCCAGACCTTTGCCCAAGGAAGGTCTTCACCTTCAGGGGCGGGAAGGAATCGAATGACTGAGTAACCGTTACCTGCTTTATCTACTTCAGGTTTCCAAAGGCGTTCATCGGCACCACCGCCGCCACCTTTGTTCAGTTTTTCGACTTCCTTAGAAAGTTTTGCCGTCAGATCGCCCAGTTTGGAACGCTTCTTAAGATCAGCAAACGACATTTGTATTCTCCGTATTAATTGGATTTGGCTTTTGTGCGCCAGACTTATTCTAGCACGGTCTATTTAGTTGTCAAGTCCTTTCGCGCAGAGTCTCAATAGTCTTAGTCATGGTTCTGAATAGGGAATTGATATCCCCATCGTGAAAACCCATCAAGACAGCAGACTCTTTGATACGCTCAAGCATCTCATCGGCGTCAGGATCTCCCTTTGCAAGTTGCAAGCGAGTGTACATGTTCATTTGTTTTTGCAAGAGTTCTTCAAGTTTATCAATGTGCTCTTCCTTCTCTTGCTTAGTCATGGAAAACAAACTTGCGATGTCAACCCACAGACTCTTCTGGATTTCATTAATCTCGTCCATCTGCTTGCGGACAATATCAGAATCGTAAAACTTACCCATTTCTTTCTTTCGATTGCCTTAAAATGTTTCGGTAAATCATAGTATCTATCTTCAAAAAAGGTGTGTATTTCTTAACCTTACTTGAGATAGTTTCCCATATTGGATCATCTAATCTCTCATCATAAAATGGGATAAAGTTTAGAAGCATGTTTAAAATAGTCAACGTCTCTAATGAGTATTGACCTCTCATGTATTTTTTAATGAAGTCTGGATGAGTTCCAGGGTTCTTGATCAAAAACTGATCTCTAAAATTTTCAGTGTCAGTTAATAAATCACAGTCTTGCTGAAACTTGTATCTCAAACTCTGCATTTTAGATGTATACTCATTGAATACATCGTGACCTGTTCTTGCAAGATTACCAATCCATACTTTAGAGGGATCATCAGATGCAATAAAGTTGGCAAGAAAAAAGTCTCGGATCTCTTGATCGTCATACTTTCTTGCCAACTTTATGAAAAAATATTTGTCCTTTCGTTTCTGAAAGGACGCTTCTGATGCCCTGGACCTGCCAGCATACTTGAAATAATCATACTTCTCTTTCGTGAAGTGTTGTTTAAATGCAAGATACTGACAGTAGGTCTCAAAGGGTGCCATGATTCAAATAATAAGTTTTGCCCGAGAAGTTTTCTTCAGGTAGTTCAACTCAACTGCATTGTACTTGAGTTTTTCTTTCAGTGGTTTTGAAATCAGTTTGGAAACTGTTTCAACCTCAATATTGTTTTCTTCACAATACTGACAAATCGCTTCGATGTAATTCATCTCAGGGTTTTGACTGACGATGGTTTCAATAGCATTAGAAAATTTGTCTTGACAAAGAAACTTGCTTTTGATTAGATCATTGAGTGCGTTTTTCTCCATAGTCGTTTAATTTGTGTTGTACGAAATCTTTAATGTAGCGGGTCAGAATTTTGATATACTTTGACTTGTCTCTTTCTTCATAGACCTTAACATCACCGTTTTCGCATGTCATAATAATGACCAACTTTTTAACGGGAATCTCAGTGATCTCATAGAACATACATGCGTATGCTACTGCTTGAACAAAGTAGTGATCGATCCACTCGCGTGGTTTGGGTTTTTCTGCAGTCTTAAAGTCGATGATTGCTAATTCACCATCATACTCTGCAATGCAGTCTACCGTACCAGCGATACCCAATTGCTTACTGAAGAGAGATTCTTCAATGGCATAGATGTTGTCAATCTTGTCAAGTTCTTTCTTGGCAACGTTAAACAACATAGTTGGGAGTGGATCTTGCTTAGGAAGTTCCTTATTGAGCATGTAATTTTCAATAAGGGTGTGGGTGTCAGTTCCCCTCCTAGTTGAACGTTTGGTGATTCGATTTGCTTCTTCATCACCGACCCTTTTTCTCCAGTTTTCAAAGATCTTCCTGTTAAACCAAGAAGTGACTGATGTG